ATGGAATGGAAATTAATGACCGGAACTGAAAATTATTTTAGTCTCGCACCACAATGGGCCAAACGTTTAATCAATAGTGATGGCAAGCTTTTGTGGTGGGACGGGATGAGAAAATTCAAACCGATCAATGGTAGTGAATTCATACTCTCCGATCGATTTGAAGATGACTATCGGTTAATTGCAGAACGAAGGTTAGTACCTAGAGTTTAATTTCCGGGCCAAATAAGCCCAGTTTTATTGTACAACCAACTCAATGGGCATCCCTGCCCTATCTAATCCTACCCCCTATCATTCTCTATACATGGACACCAACACCATCGCGGGGTTTAATCCACATTCGTGCCGCGCCTGATTTTAGCTGTCATGTTGTTCAACTGGAGGGATCACAACTTCGTCTGGAAATTCCTGCTCAAACACGCCATCCACGTAGCCGAGGCCTATATTAGGGAATTCGCCCTCCTTTACCTTTACGGCAATGACGCTTTCAGGAGGACTCCACCCAGTACCATCTTTTTCATTAAACTCAACGCCGTCCCAAAGAACAACGTTGATTACTGTGCCGTTTTCAATCAATGCGTATTTACTCATTCTAATCACCATTCAATTACAACATAACCGTTTAAACCCGATGCGCCGCTGCCGCCAGGTGCAGTGACAGTAGACCTGTATGCGCCGCCAGAACCACTCCCGCCAGCACCATAACCATACCCGATATCAGCCGGAAGGTTATTGCTTATCGACCCTCGCCCTGCGGGACCAGCCTGACCAAAAGGCCCGCTTGCACCTTGACCGCCCTGTCCACCAGTAGCCGTGGTTGCTGAGAATGAATTTGTATTCTGAGCGGCACATCCACCTGGATAACCTGCACCACCACCTGGGCCACCATAATCGCTTGGGAAGCTTGTCCCGCCACCACCTACGAGGCCTGGAGATCCACCGCCTAGATTCATCAATGCCCCTCCAGCTCCGAGTTGAGTATTTCCTCCCGCTGTAGCATTATTCGCTGCTGCCGTTGCACCGGTTCCGCCAGTGCCAATCGTTACCGGGATAACTTGGCCCGGCGTGACAGTGATTGGTACATTCAGAGCTGGCTGACCAGCACCTCCACCAGACCCCCCCGTAACGAAAGAACTGCTGTTAGTGGCGAGTGAGGAACCCCCGCCACCTCCAGCTGCGCAGCCACTCACAAAAATCTGAGTAACACCGGCAGGAACGGTAAAGCTTCCGCTTGATGTAAAACGGGAAAATCCGTGGGGAGATACACCAAGGTTTGTGCGAGCAGCTGCGACTGCGGCGGCACCGGCGTTTTTAATTTCAACCAGGTTGTTACCTGTCTTTAGATATTTAGTGTCGGTTTCACTGCCAATTAATTTTTTTATTGCGGCCAGTACCTGGGCACGATTGCTTTTGTCTAAAACAATACCAGCAGCTTCCACTATGCCAGCCAGTTCCTCTTGGATAGCATCAAAATAATCATCATCTAATGCCGTGGCTGGCACGCCGGTTTGTGGGTTACCACGGGTAAAGCCGTTCTTGCCCGCGCCAAATTTATCAACCTGGGCGGTTGTGGTATCAATACGATGCATAAAGGGTTACTCCGGGTATAAGAAAGTCACATAGGTGTGCGAAGGACAAAGTTTGTTGATGACACATTCAGCTGTGGTATCACCCCACGTTCTCAGACTGGCAGTACAAACTGAGGTGCAGGTCATGTCAGTTATCTGCGTGACGGTTGGCATATTGACCTGCCACCAGTAGCGCCACTCTTCTGCATAAAGCGAATCAATGCAGGTCGAAGTGCAGCGAAAAACATCACTTTCAAACTGGGTGATAGTGGCATCCGGATAGCCCAATGCCGCCAGTTGTGCCAGATAAAACGCCTTGTTAATCCCGCCAGTGACATTAATTTTTGCATCCAGTCGCTGTTGCCGCTGGGCCAAGGTCTGTACGCCAGGCGGTGCGCATGAATCCGGCAAGCCGGTTAATTGTTCATAGCGGTCAATCAATTCGGTGGTGGTGCGTGGATCAACTTCCACCATTAAACCATCCCCACGCCGATGGACGCGGGAGTAAGACGGTGCAAGCCCCAGCAGTAGGGGATCACCCCCCTCCCACGCCGGGCCACGCGGCAGCAGGTTGGTTAATAACTGGCTATAGCTATCGATTAAGTCCACGTTAGATCTCCCACAATGGGCAGCTCAGTCGCGGCCAGCGGTATATCATCGGTCGGGCTGACCAGAACGTGCTTATATTCCCCAGTGGCGATACTGATAGCCTCGCTGATACGCGAGTGATCCAGTGTTCCCCCAGGCACCCCATCACGCAGAAACATAGCGCGTAGTTCGGCGATAACCGCATAGCGCACTTCTGGCGTATCTGGCGTGAGGCGAATATGGAACGGCACCACTTTTGCCACTGGCGCAAGGATATAGAGGCTGGCCCCCGCCACCGGAGCCAGCGGTAAGATGTGATCGCGCACCGCGCTGACCACCGCGTTATCCGGAATAGGGTTTTCAAGATTGCTGTTGGCCACCATCACACCGACCGTGCCAGTTCCCATCCAGTGGCGATAAGTCCAGGCGCGGGTAACACCAGGCACCTCTTTAGCCCAGATAATGTAATCACCATCTGCGCCACCCTGTGGAGTGTAATACCAGCGCTCAATGATGCGCGCCCGCCACTCATCTACTGGCTCCGCATCAGCGCCGCCCTCAATGCTGTCGGCAGCGGCAGACGAGGGCAGGCCATTAATCGGTTGAGCCAGCACCATGCTGATACCATCGTCAGTATTTCCCAACGTGCCAGCGACCGCACAAATGACGGGCGCTCGCAGTACACCGGCAACCGAGAGTGCCGCTGCCGTGGTGGTGTACTCCTGCAAATCATCACGTTGAATTACTCTGCCGGCAGGCACTTCAATACCGTTGGTGACGCCCTCCCAGCGCACAAAACCTGTCGCCGTTGAGGGTTCTTTGCGTGGGCAGCGTTTCATATTGCCGTGTCGCGCTAGCCAATCCTCATCACACAGATCCGGTAACAGGTTGCGGGCCAGATAGTCAATATAGCCATAAACGGTATGCACCGCCGCCGCATGCACCCGGCTGTAAACCTCGGTATCGGTACGGCGAAGAACGGCATCAGTTTGGAATCGAGAATTAAGGTCACTGCGGATTTGGGTAATGAGTTGGGGAAGTGTCGGGCGGTTAAATCCGCTGTCAGCCATTGAGTGCACTCCATAAATCATCGAATGTTATTAGCTGAGAACTGCCATCGTTGCGATACAGCGTTATTTCAGCAGTCAGTATGTCAGTGCCGCGCCGCTGTACATTGATGGCTATTCGTGAAACTACGCCGTCCTCTTTTAGCCAGGCTAATGCCTGATCCAGATAACCTCGCGCCAGCTCAACTGTTTTACTGGTCAGTGTGGTACGTTGGAGCAAGTACAAGCGGGAGCCAATACGGTCATTTTGTATGGTGGGATAGCTATCACCCCACCACCCCATGGGCTGCTCTGAATCATCATCGGGATCAGCGCGGCGCCAGGTAAAAAGAGAAATAATCACCGCGCGGGTTAGGCTATCCGTTGGGGTGGAAACTGATTGTTGTTGGCCGTTCACCATCAGGATCATGGGTTACTCCATCTTCTGGTTAGGCTTATCGGTGTTCGGCTCACCGTGCGGGTGAGTGTGCGAGTTGAACTGACCGCGCATATCCGCCATGGTGCTAGTTTTATCTTTAACATCAGCCTCAGACTCAATGTTACCGACTGCTTTTATCTCCCCTTTAGCTTCGATAAGCGGGGTGTTGAATACTGCTTTTTCTTCCGCGTTAACAATAAACTGTTTGGTGTTCAGCTCTATTTTGTTGCCGCGCTTGAGAATAATGCTGTCCCCTTCGTCGCTGTAAATGGCAACCTCCCCATCCTTTAGCCCTTTAATTCGGTACCGGCGATCAGCAACCACCAACACCACACCGTGAGAACGATCACCATCAGGGAAAGCAGCGAACGCTTCCGCGCCAGTATGTGCGGCGCTAGTGAAACCATAAGGCTCCAGATGTTCGATGTTGTCTTTTAACTCATCCGCTATCATCTGGATTTGCAGCATCTGATTTTTACTGCTGGAATCAAGGCGGCGAACCACAGCGCGCACCAACATATTTGACAGTCCACGCTGCAAGCAATTGAATAATCGACTCATTAGAATTCGTCCTCTTCGGCTTTCTTGCGTCGCTTGTTGGGGTTGGGTGGTTTTGGTAGGTAAGCATCGGGCGGCCCAACACGTAACTGGGTGATTGTTCCCTGCTCGTTTTTGCTGTAAGTCACCTCTGCTATCAACATTTTGCGGTTGTTAAAGCCAAGCACTGGATCAAACACCGTCACCAGTTGATTGGGTGACCACAAATCGCTGTTACCCTGTCGCCAACCTTGCACTGTATAAGTTACTTCATCGGTACGCGCCGCCCGCCGTAGCATTTCAAACTGGCTGCGTTCAATCACCGTGGAGCCAGTCGCATTACCGCTCTGTTTGATAACCATGGGACGATAGCGACTCACGCCACCGTCAACGGTTTTAGCCCGGATCGCATTAGTCGTTGCCGCGCCGAAATCGTCATCATTCCCCGACCGCTGGCCAGCGACTACGTATTCAGAAAAACGGTCTTTAATGCTCTGTTCCGTGTCACAAGAAATGATGTTCTCACCCAGTACCAGCGCGGTAACCGTGCGCGAAGCACCCACCGGACCAATGACCAAAGCACCGGCTGGATTGTCATAGGCCAGCACTTGCTGAATACCCATCATTTTATCGAGCACATCCACCACAGTTTCGCCGTAATCAACCTGCAACCCCTGCATGGGCGTATTTTCGACGCCAGCATTAACTACGGACACACCAAATGGCGCGGCAAGCTGGGTTGCTATCTGGACAAAAGAGCGGCCGGTAAATTGGGTTATCAGTGCGGAGCAGTCGATCAAGTCTTCGGTTTTACTGCGACCGACAATGCCCACCGATACTGAGCGGGCGTCATAGCGTACCGGTGTGGCATCGATATAGCCGGTGACCACCAAGTCAGTGCCAATCAACACTGTGACCTGATCGCCCTTTTTCACTCGCGGCTGAAGGTGTCCAGCTTCTTCACTACCAGGCCATTGACGAGTGATTTCTACATTAAAGTCGCGAGCCAATCGCTCGATACCTGCTGAGATAGATACAGAGGTCCACCCTACCCACTCGCGGCCATTTACCCGTAGCGTGACATCATTATTCATCGAATGGGTACCCGTAGTGTTTTAACCGGTACAAAGCCGGGATGGGTGATTTGGTTGCGACCGATAATGTCAGTTTCACGCGCGGCTGAGTCATACCAATCAGCCGCCAGCACCAACGCGGGCAGCACTTCATCTGGTGTTCGAAAGGTAGTTTTTTCTATCTGCTCGAGCCGCATGCTGATATCGCGATTCACATCGGCTCGAACGGTATTGATAGCCAGGAACAAAGCATCATCCGTCACCCGTAGCAGCTCCTGATCAATGGCTGTATTCAGTGTGTCGCGGATCTCAGTTAATGACTCATAAGTCACGGGCGGGGTAGCAGCTACAGCGTCGCTAAGCGAGGTGACCGCCGGATGGGTGACCAGCGGCAGTTGCGCCTGTGGGGTCACTGTTGCTGTCAATGGCGGGCGGGCCTGTGGTAAATCAGCCACACTCTGCGCGGCCTCAGTCAGGGCGGTGGTGCGGATAGCTTGCGCCACCACATTGCGCTGGGTGGTCTGGGTTTGAATGGTTTTGCTGTCGGTTTTCCATACCCCATGTGGAGCCAGATCACGACCCACGGTAAACCCGCTCAGCCCTTTAATTTTATTGATAATGTCGTCGCTGTTACCCAGCAGACTGTTACCCGAACGCCACATACGTTGCAGCCGGTTAACGAAATTCATGCCGGAACTGGGCGGCATCAGCAGCACCGATAAGTCGCCATCGAGCAAGCGGCCCGCGTCAGCAATAGCCGAGTTCACGCCGTCAAAGGTTTTAATAGCGGTGTTCATCATGTCGCTGGCATCGCTGATCACGCCGTTCTGGATAAAGTCAGCCATCCCCTCCAGCCCGAAATCCTTACCGAATGCATCAGTGACACAGTCGGTCATGGCATCACAGGAAGAAACCAGCTTCTGGCCAGTGGCCACACCAGAGGTGGGGAAAGAGAGTTCACCGGCTTCAACAAAATTAAAACTGATGGTGCACATACGGCCATCAGCCGCGCTATGGCTCACTCTGATCTCACCGTCAATACAGACATTTAGCTCGCCGTACTGCGGGTGGATCAGTTTCCCCGGCCCGGCCTGATTAATGGCGGTAATCAACTGATCACGCTGCGCCTGGTAATCATCACCAATCAGATAGGCTGAAAGGGTATCGCGGCGCGTCACCCGCCCCAGATCTTCGGAGTAAGGTTTATCGCGGTTGGGATATTCGTGGGTCTGTGTCCGGCGCCCGAAAGTGGCCTCATCATCCTGCGTTTTAAATGGCACACCACGAAACGAGGCCGGTAATAGCTTATCTTTCCAGCTCATACATTCTCCGGGCATAAAAAAACCCACCGAAGTGGGTTAGAAAGAACCTTAATATCTAACGGGCCTAAATCCCTTTAAACGTGAAGCCTACGAGATAATGCTCTGGTTTTCCTTCATTTCGCCAAAAGTACATATCAACCCGATCCGTGGATGGCTTAAACCATTGAACATCTTTGAGTTTATTCAATTGATTGTGGAATATCGCCACGTCTGCACCCGTCAAATATCTATAAGCATTCCCAGCAAGTTTAATATTACTGCTGCTTATTTTAGCTTCAGCATCATCCACATAAAACACAACATTCACTTTACTTATGCAGGCGGGGTTGATGATTTCAATATTAAAATCAGGCTCCCATGAAGCACTATCATCAGCAAAAACGTCTTCAGCAGAGCCACCTTTTCTAAAATGATATGTATGTTTAACCGCACCACTCTCGTTACTGGCTTTATGGTTTGCCGGAGCCGCCCCAATAGAATGGAGTAACCCCTGTTCAGTAACAGGTGAGTTGCAAACTGCATAGGCGATATTTGCACTCAATAATGAAATCACTAACACAATGAATTTCACGACTACTCCTTTATTTTGGATAAGCATATCGATTGTAACCAACATCATAGCCCATCCCGAAGCCGGGTTGATTACTTTGGGTGCTCACCACATTCATGCCCGGCGGGGCGTTTTCAAACTTAACTGTCATTTCTCCATTAAGTTTTTGCTGGTTTTGGCTGGATAATAGGTAATTATTGGATTGTGTTGATAATCCCTGCGTAGCTGGTTGCCCGCTATTATCGTCGCCAAAAACATAATCCCAACCATCGTTTGCCCACCCTTTCACTTTATTCATCGCATTAAGGATTGGCTCGATATAAACGCTGACTCGCTCCCACATATCTTTAAACCAGCCAACTATCGGCTCCCAATTCTCAATAATGATTCCCAGAGGATGGTAGTTGAAAAACAGATCCTTAACGAACTGCCAGCCTGTGGCGCTGCACTCCTTGATAAATTCCCAAGCAGTGCTGAACCAGCCAGTAATTGAACCCCACATATCCTTAAACCATGGACCAAGGGTTCCCCAATTGGCCAGTATTAAGCCTGCCCCCATTGCTACAACACGAATAAGCATACCAATTGGACTCATACCGATAGTTTTACTTATCAGGCCGAGAGCAATATTCACGCCCAACATGCTCAACTTCAGGACAACAAACCCAGCAGCAAGGCCAATCGCTCCACGGATAACTTCAGGGTTAGTCGCTGCAAAGTCACTGAACCGCTCGGCTAAATCCCCCAACCAGGTAACAACATGTTTAGCATCACCAGCAAATGCCCCACCTATCGCCGCCAGCCCGTTCACTGCGGTACCCGTCATGGCCTCCCATAAGTTAGTGAGTGTGCCAAGTTGAGCATCAACACGTTGCTGCAGCGTCGCCTGCTTATTCATCCGCTGCAATACTTCGTCGTAGCCCGTTTTACCTTTGGTAATAAGGGCATCTACCACTTGTAGTGTTTCTGCATCATCACCAAATATCTGTTTGATAATGGTGGTTTTTTGCTTGGTGGTCAGTGATTGCAATTTCTGGAGTTGATTAAACATATTATCCAGACCACCAAACTCACCCTTACCGTCGGTAAAATCGAGCTTAATACCTTTTTTACCCAGTAACTTATTGGCGGCATTCATCTTCTTACCGTCAAAGCCTGCCTGAAACACCTTACGTAATGCGTTACCTGATGCTTCGCCCTTCATCCCCATCTGATCCATCATGACCGAGATCGGGGCTAATGCTTTGGCGGCAGTGAGTCCGTCCTTGTTGACCATCTTCAATACAGAACTGGTCTTACCGAAGAACGCCAGCATATTGGTATCATCCACCCCCATATAAAAGGCTTTTTGGATGGTATCAAACAGCCCCATCATGTCATTAGAAGCGGTCCCTGTAGCATCCTGCATTTTTGCCGCGAACTCGGCGGCGGCCTCAGGGGTTTTCTTCAACTGTACAGCTAGATAAGCAGAAGCTTCTCCCACCCCACTTAAAATATTAGTAGCGGGGATACCTTGCCTGACCAACATCTGCATCATGTTTTGGAAATCAGCAGTAGTACCGGGCAATTTATTACCCAATCCGACAGCCAGTTTATTGATCTTTTCGAATTCGATACCGACAGATCCACCAGCGTCCATCATGGCAACTTTTAAGCCTGTTGCTGCATCCTCCTGTTTTGCATAAGCAATACCGGCTCCAGCTAATCCAGCAACCAAACCAGCAGCTAATGGCATTGCGCCCGCTGAGCTTTTATCAAGGTTTCGGCGGAATGAACGCATGTTCTTCTGAATCCGGCCCAAAGCCGGAGACAGTTTATCAACACCTGTAATGAGTGCTTTTAGCTGGAAACTATCCGCCATTATTTTTTATCTCCTGCTCTATGCGGATAGCCTGTTTCTCCAGTAAATCGAGTGAAGAAAATGACTGATCAAGCATTTCTATTGGATTAATGCCCCAATATTTGGCGCAATTAAAATAGCGGGCGACAAGATCATCTGATGTTAACTGCCGAGGAAAAAACGAGCCACCGCCCAGCCTGCAAGATTTAAATCGGCCGGAGACATTGAATCCACCGCACTCGGTGGAATATTGCCAAGTCGAGTAATATATTTGCATACTGCAGCAGACAATAATTTCACTGACTCATCAGGGTTGAGTTGATAGGGATATCCGATTTCACGAACATCCTTACCCGTAGGGTCTCTCATTTCAATCTCTGTAACTTCTTCACCATGCGCGGTAATCGGTGCTGTTAATGTCAGTTTCATTGGTAAAAGCCCTCTTGCCCGTGGAATTCCATATCTACCGTACCCTCTTCGGCATTATGGTTCGCTTCGCCATGTAGCCAGGCGCTGGAAAGGACATACACCTGACCGTTCGCCAACTCGCTGGTGATGGTCATGGTATCTGCGGAAGTGATCTTGCTAATGGGATAATCTTTCGGGACTTTAAATGTCCCTTTGGTATAGGGAGCGCGGTGAGTCTCTTTGTAATCCACCGAGCCATCCAGCCCGATCACATCGTCCTTCACCGCGGTGTTCATTGGCACCTCAATGCCGCCAGTCAGAGATAATTGCTGACCATCAATTTTAAAAAAGCACGTACCGCCAATTCGGGACATTTAGGCCACCTCTTCGCTATATTGCAGACGGAACTGATTAAGCAGCGCAAACACGCGCAGTTGGTTGACATAATCAGGTGGGAACAGCACATCGAGCCGGTTAGGGTTATCCGCGTTGCGCTCGACAATTAGGTATTGCCTGAACAGCTCAAAGTTCTCAACAATGCCCGCGCGCTCTAACTGGCGATAAATGGAGAGCATCTCCCCCTTAATAACCTTCGGCGTGACAATTGCCTGGCCTGCGCCGAAGCGGGTACCATCGTTCGCCAGCTTATGCCGTGGGTACTTGCTGGTGATCACCGATTTCAAGCGACGCAGCACGTAAGCGCTGGTATGCAAGGTTTCACTATCAAGAAAACTGTTATCAGCATTGCCGTAGGCGTTTTTCTGATAGGTGGTGATATCACGCTGAATGCGCAGTACCCCGCCCTCGCTGTAGGCGGTGGCGATACCGTGGGTTAACAGAGATTGCTGCTCGGACAGAATGAAACGCGTCCCCACCGGAGCCGGAAGTGCGTCATTTAACAGGCCGGTTTGCGTAGGTCGCGCCGGATCATTGCGAATAAACACCGAATTACGCGCGGTTCGTGCTGCAATCAGCTCATCGGTTGCCATCTGTACGCCAGTTTCATAACCAGCAATAGTCAGATGCGGATCGTTGAATGTGGCACCAAAAGCCACCAGATCCGACAAATCCCCCACCCTGGCGGTGTACACATGGCCATATAACTGCCGTGACCAACTCCAGCGCCCGCTATCGTCGTTCATCTCTTTGCCGATAGTGGCCAGTGATGCCGAGTCATTAAACGGGAAGGCGATAAAATCAAACAGTTCATCACCTAAGGTGGCAATAGTCGCTGACAGGTCCGGAGCGCCAGCACCACCCGCCATTGGAACAATCGCCACATTCACGCCGGATGGATTCTGCTCACCACCGACCGTGCCGCGATAGTTCAGGCTGACAGGCAGGCCGTTACCAGTAAGCCCGCTGTTTTTGGCTGTAAGCGTAACGACGCCCGCCGCCGCAACTGCGGTAATCGGCAAATCAAGCAGAGCATTAACCGCCGCAGCGATACTGGTACCGATAATCGCCGGCGTATCCAGTGCGGTGACAATCACCTGCACTCGAGTAGAGCCAAGATAAATAGAGAGAGCGCCGGAGGCTTGCGCGGTACCGGTGACAGTGAGGGTGCCAGTGGCCGGATCACCCGCTACTTCAGGCACGGCAACCACCCACAACTCACCAAAGGGATCGACAGCCCGATAAGCTGCCACCATTCGTGCGAGCTGGCTACCCCGTCCGGCCACCTGCCCCGCCCGATCGGCCGACGGCATAATGACGAGTGTGTTTTTCTCAATCGAACTGTCTTCCAGCGCGTGGGCGATAATCAGCGATGGCCCGCTGTCCTGTGCCGTATTCGCCGCGCTATTGTCCATTTCGGCAAAGAACAACGGCACCCGTAAATCATTAGGGATGTTGTTAAAGCTGATCATTGTTTTTTGGCCTTTTGCTCAGGTTGAACGAGGGGTGCCGGTGGTGCGATTTTTTCAGGTTCTGCGACCTTGACGGTCACTTCTCCTGACGCTATCCGACGGTGCCAGTAAATATTTTCATCGACGTTTCGGCCCGCTGCGGGCAAAAAGTCACCTCTGACCGGGTCAGGAACTGACCGGCCATGCTTGGGGATCACATGCATAAGGGGTTACTCGTCGTTAAGGGGAATGTTTAGCTTGTGTTCAATGGTGCCGTCAGGGGTGATAAAATCGACATCCACCATGATCCGCTCCAGCTCGGCAAGCTGTTGCAGGTCGTCCCACTGGTGGGTATCTTCCACTGTGATATCCCGTATGGCTGAGAAGTCATACTGGTAGTAAAGGTGAGCGCGGTTCATATCTAGCAGGTTGCCACCATCATACTGAATCGGGTCATAGCAGGATTCAGGCTCCCAGCCCAACAGCGCTTTAAACAACTCAGCGCGGATATCATCCACCGCATCAAAGGCGGCTTTTTGCCCACGCTGATCAGGGGTGTTATCCAGCACCACAATCACCGCAAAACCGTCAGTAAGATCCTGCCAGTAGTCGGTTTGTGACTTTTGTTCACCGACATTGTCAGCCAGCGGAATGACCCAGGCGGCGGGGATTTTCATTTTTGCCGTTTCAGCAAGCGGCGCATATTCAGCAGCACCGGATATTCGTCCATCAAATGATGGGCAGCGCAATCGCAGCGCATTAATAATCAATGAGAGTTTCATTTTTTAACCGGCCTCAGTGAGCTTTGCAGTGCTTCAAACAGCACGCGTTCAATCCACGCACGGCGATTTAGCAGCGCCTGCTCCATAAAGTTTTTACGCGGTTTGATTTTCCAGCCATCGCCACCGGAACCGCCGCGACGGTGATTTTTATTACGTTTTGCCTTGCGGCGAACGCCGTAATCAAGAAAAGCCGGATAAAAATCCCCGGTAATGGGGCGAGAGCCTTTACCGCCTTTCTGGTTGGGGGCGATGCGAACCAGAAAGCCGGGGCGATTGGCGGTCGCGGTTGGCACACGAAAACCAATGGATCTAGCCAGCGCCCCTGTTCGGTAGCCTGGTGCTTCTCCGGCTTTCGATATCGCCCGCCGCGCCACCAGGCGCCGCGATTCACGCAACACACTCTGCCCGACGGTGACAAATGCCCGCCGGACGCGCGCTTTGTTAAAGGTTAGCTCCGGCGCTTTAGCAAAATCGACATGCAGGTATAAACCGCTGGTTGAGTTTTCAATACCCATTAATGCCCCTCCCCGATAGCTTCCACGGTACCCAGCTCTTCAGCAGTGATAACCAGAAAGCGGCTGGCCTCATTCAAGTTGGTGGTTCCCTTGACCCGGTAAACCATGCCCGCAATCACCACCTCATCATCGGTAGTGACACCCGCTCGGTAGCGGATCACAATGCGGTGCGTAATGGCGACATCTATCTGCACCGAACCGATACGGACAGAATCACCAATGGCTGACAGCTTGGCCCAGGTATCGAAGGCGTTGTGGTAGACAGTATCAACCCCCATATGACCGTTGCCGGGAACATCTTCACGGGTGCGGAACTGGGCGCGCTTATTCAGTTCACCGGGGGCCGGTGGCCGATAAGTGGCGTTGATTTCAGTGAAACGGCGTTGAGTCATGGGCTAAACCTGTAGGAACCGACCAGAAAATAAAAACTCATCGGCACTTCTGACTGTTCGTAATCACTGACTGACGAGCGGTTTTCATACCAATGGCTAATGAGTGCCAACATAGCCAGTTTGATATCACTACTGACAATAAGCCCGTCAGGATCTGTTTCCGGCACCTCAGCCTCATAAATATTCCGGTTTAAGTGGCGGGTAACTCTCTTTTCTGCTGCGTCAGCATAAAGTTTAAGTAACTCATCTTCATGGGTAAATTCCGGATCAATTCGACACTGAGCTTTTATCTGATCAATTTCCAATATCATGATTAGCTCCCAGAGGTCTTATTTTTTGCTTTTCTTGTCCGCCGGCTGCTCTGGCTGCTCTGGCTGCTCTGGCTGCTCTGGCTGCTCTGGCTGCTCTGGCTGCTCTGGCTGCTCTGGCTGCTCTGGCTGCTCTGGCTGCTCTGGCTGCTCTGGCTGCTCTGGCTGCTCTGGCTGCTCTGGCTGCTCATCAGCTTTTTGCCCCGGCAGTTGGAGGTCAACTAATTCCAAAATGTTTAACTGTGAAGCAATGTCCAGAACGCGGGCGGGCAACTTTTCATATTCACCCGCAGGCAGGGTTTCAACATGGCAACCGTCAGGAGACCATTCAAGATTTTTAGTCAGTTTGTGCATAGACACCTCAAAAGAAAGGGGCCATCAGGCCCCGTTGGATTAATTGGCAATGTTATGCAGCTGCGCCGATTTTCAGCAGCTTGATAGCCTGAGAATCAGCCAGCATCCCACCAGTACGCTTGGTGGTATAGAAACCAACAAACGGTTTGTTAGTGTAAGGATCGCGAAGAATGCGGGTGCCGATACGGTCAACAATGGTGTAACCGCGCTTGAAGTTACCGAATGCAATCGCTTTAGCATCTGCAGCGATATCAGGCATTTGCTCATTTTCAGCAATACCATAACCAGCCAACATAGACGGCTGATCAAGCTCTAAGCCTGGACGCCACAGGTAATCACCACGCTCATCTTTCAAAATACGGATTTTGAACAATGAGTTGTTATTCATCATAAACTTAGCACCGTTGCGATGAACTTTGCGCAGGGTGTAAATCATTTGAATGATACTGTCGGCGGTCACTGCAGCGGCAGCACCAGAGAGAAGGTGTTGCAGCTTACCAAATGCCCGCACGCTATCCTTTTCATCGGTAGACGCATAGGCCAGAAAACCTTTTGGTTTCAGCACCCCACTACCATTCGTGAACGCAACTTCTTCTTGCTCAGAAAACTCCAGACTCAGGGAACTATTAATCCACGCTTCAACATCAAAGAAACCATCATCCAGCATGGTCTGGGTAGCTTGTGGATTACCGTAAATCTCCCCCATAAACGGAACAATTTGTGCTAACTGAGGCGTATTAGTTTCCGGACGAGCGGCTTGCTCGCCAACCCAGCCAGAACCCGCACCGTGCAGGTTAACCAGCTTCTTATAGTCACTGGTACCCACGGTAATAACGGTAGATTCCTGACGCATAATCACTTCATTTTTCAGGATATCCAGCAAGGTGCGATCCAGCTCTTCAGGCACTGCATAGCCGCCATCAGCATCCGTACCGGTGTTCAGTGCTTTCTGCTCTAGTTCACGCAGGCCATCGTCTTTGCCCTTGCGAACAAACTGCATAAAGGCAGATTTGTGCTCAGTCGCTGCTTTGGTGTTGGTACCACCACCAGGGCGCTTGAGTGACTTAATTTCTTCTTCCAGGCTGGCTTTTAAGTTATCCAGTTCGGTCAGTTTGCCGTTAAGCGTCTCCACTTCCCCAGCCAGTTTGCCTTTTTCCTGCTCAACCGCATCAAGGCGTTTATCGTTTTTCTCTTTAAACTCAGAGAATTTCTGATTAAGCTCCTGCGCGACCTGCTCTACATCTTTGATTTCAACAGCCATGGGTAACTCTCCAAATTAAAATTTAATAGATTTCAGTGCATTAAGCGCATCATTAACCTCATCTGCATCACGCAGAGAGATCGCGCCATATCCTTCAGCCATAAATGCTTTGGCCTGAGTGCGAGAAAGCCCAACGTCGCGCAGGACTCTTTCAATACTTTTAGGGGATGGGGTTTCACCACGGGCAAAAGCAGATTTCACATCACTGACCCGCGCCTCATCGTTAGACGGAAATGTCACTGGGCTGACTTCCCACAGATCGACCTCCTTCAGTAAGTACGCTTCCTTATTGCGGTCGTACTCCCAATCCTTGAGCATGTACCCAATAGAAAGGCCGGTTAAAGAACCGGCCTTCATGTGTGCGTGAGCGCGTTTGGCGAGTGGGTCGTCGTCAATGAGCAATCGTCCCTTAACGAACAACCCGACATCATCCTCTTTCATTTCGGTATAAATGCCGATCGGCTCATCCATACGGTGCTGCCATAACATGGCAGGCAGGGCATTTTTATCCCGCCATGCATTCAATGATTTGATGAAAGCACCTGGCACAACAATATCGTCATAGCTGTCTTTCACGCCAAAGACGGAGCCATAGCCCTCAAACTCTCCCGAGTCACTGACTGATTTCAGCTTTAGCGGGAAATCCATGCGTTGCTTAGTCAGCATGTTTTTGATCCTCAGTAGGTTTGGTTTTGCTTTCTTGCGGTTTAGTGGTCATGTTCATTGGGGTGAGGTAGATGTCACCGCCCGGACGTGGGTTTCTATCTTCCAACTCGAGGCAGTCATTCGGGGAGAAGATGCCCCAGTTAATTCCGGTCGCATAAGACTCAAAACGAGACTTCATATCACCCCGTAATAACGCGCCAGCATTGAACTTGGCATAAAACTCGCCCTGTTTTGACTCCCGTACCAGACCGATATTGATACGTTGCTCAATTCGGGTGAGGTAAGGCACTAAAGAATAATTAATAAAACCAATACCGAGATTCTCAATATTACTGAATGTTGCATGATCAGTGTTTTGTACCAGATGCATAGGCACCCGAAACAGGCGACATATCTCTTCAAGTTGAAATTTGCGGGTTTCAAGGAACTGGCTATCTTCAGCGTTCATTCCCATCGCTTTCCAGTCGAGGCCCATCTCAAGGATCATCGGCTTATGGGCATTTGCCAGCCCAGAGTGCCTACCCTCAAAATCGCCCTTAAGCCGCGCATAAGCTGCGTCAGTTAACGTCTGTTCAGTTCGCAAAACACCCGATGTCACTGCGCCATTTTTGAATAGCCGCGAGCCGTGTTCTTCAGTGGCCAGCCCCAGCGATATCGCTTCGCGAGCATATGCTATGGGGTTTAATCCATTAAGCCCATCAAGTGTGAGAATACGAACATGCCAAATATCATCTTGCGATAAAACGTCAGTACTACCATCTGGAAAAGTAACCCGGTATACCGGCTCCCACTGACTATTCAACTTCGGTTCAACACTGCCAGGATCGAGTGGCAATAACTCCACCACCTCACCTAGCGCTTTGACTTTATAGGCGTAGAAGTTGCCGCGAAGACATAAGCAAACAATCAGTAGTTCCCAGAACTCCTGCGGGGTCATGTATCCATTAGGCTTGAGAGATAACAGTTTAGACAGCCGCTCTTTTGGGACTTTTTCCCGCTGGCCATTAGCTGATTTGTAAAGGTTGCAAGGCAGCATACCGACTGACTCAGCCAGAACGCGGATGCAACCAAACACAGCAGTAAGGCGCATCGCCTTTTGGCTACTAACTCTCAAACCGGTGTAAGTGTCGTAAGTCATGCCCACTATCTCGGCTAATTCAGCGGGAGTGGTTACGCGGGCAGTATCCGGTGCGGACTTAAACATATTTGGAAAAAACATTAAGCCCCTCCACCATTGTCATTGGGTTTTTGAGCCACCGATCTGGACACCAGATAAGACCATGCCAGGCATAAGCCACCAGCAACCGAAAAACCCATGGCAGGGATAATCAACCACGCACCATAGGAAAGCAGTGCCGCACCGATAAGCCCCACAATTAAGGACAAAATTGTCAGGAATTGGATCATAGAGTTGCCTTTAAAGAGAGCGTATTCCGTGAGAAATAAGGTGATCAGAAAGAGATTTTTCGGTGTCGTTCAGCATGGCTCGACCAATAGCCATAATCCCCGCCACTGCGCCGTCAATTTTGTTTTCATCGCCCTGCTTGGTTGGTCGCACCCGATCGTCACTGCCGGGGTAATACCGACCAATAACGTTGGTCATGCACCACTGCATAATGGGATTGCCGTCATGATGAAAACGCCCGGCAGCAAGAGCCGCCTCAATCTCCCGCATTGGATCACTCATATTGGTAAAGTTTTGCGTGATGATAATGGGCGACACCCCCTCTTCATCCAGAAGGTGTGAAAGACTGGTTGCGCCATGTGGGTCAATGGGGGAAGAAACTATTTTTACCTGCTTATTCAGCTTAGAAATCGTCTCAAAAATAAGCCGGTTATCGACTTCCGCGCCGTCCGTGGGGATTAAAAAGCCCTGCTGAACGAAGTTTTGATAACGTTCTGCGGTGCGTTTTAGCTCGGTTGCGGTTGAATAAATAGTATCTTCCGGCGCCCAGAACATCGCGCCGACACAGTAATAATGCTTCCTGTCGTTTATTTCCCGCATAAATATGGGGCAAGCGCAGTTCAAGTCCAACTTAGAAGCCAGGTCAATGCCGAGATAGCACTCTTCCCCGTTAAACTGCTCTATGGTGAGCGATTTATCCGTTGCATCCTTCCACTTCTCCATATTGTAATAAGCTGATTTAGCCGTAACCCAAATATTGAAGTGTTTGGTTTTAATCTTGTTGGTCTGGCTCGGGGTCGAAATGGCCAGTTGCTGTTTAGCCCGCAGAAAATCGGGTTCAATGGAAACCCCCATATTGGGGTTGGCTTTAGCTAATGCCTCTGGCTGAGTCCAATCATCATTTTTATCAAGGGTATAAATAATCCCGAAGATGTGATCACTTTCGCCGCCTTTGCGGATGCCCTCCAATATCTCTACAATTTGTGTGCGCTTCTCATAACAGGGCGACTGCATATCAAAGCCCGCCGTGGTAATGATCAGTGTCATTGGCTGGCTTCGCGAACCCATGCCAGTAGTCATCGTGGTATACAGTGAATCCGTGGCATGTTCGTGATACTCGTCAATGATGGCGCATGACGGTGAATCACCATCACCCGGATCACCAATGACAGGCTCAAATACCGAACCGTCCGGGCGAGTCATTTTTTTAGCCCACGGCTTGATGGAAAATTTCTTCCGCATTGCAGGCAGTTTTTGCACCATCAGCAACGCAGGCTGAAACACCTTCCACGCCTGCTTTTCTGTCACAGCACCACAATAAACTTCCGCGCCAAACTCCCCGTCAGCACAGAACATATAATTACCAACGCCAGCGGCAATCAGCGATTTACCGTTTTTCCGAGGCACTTCGACATAAATCTCAGTGAAGCGACGGAGTTTATTTTTCTTCTTTAGCCAACCAAACCCAACGGCAAAGATAAATTGCTGCCAGGGTTCCAGTGTTATTTTTAGCCGTTTTCTCGCCCACTCACCTTTGGTGTGAGGCATCAAGCCAATAAATCTACAGGCCCGCTCCGCTTTATCTTTATCGAACCGGTATGGATAATTTTTATTTTTAGACTCAGCCAGATCATCAATGTGACGCTGGCAGGCGGCAATGACATATAAACCCGCAATTATCTTTCCGCTGACCACATCCCGCGCATACTGATTTGCTGCATTTACGTGAGGGTATGTTGCCATAGTTAAAACTCGTCGAATTCGTTCTCTTCTTCCTCTGGTGAACTTCCCCCGGTAATTCTTATTCGGCTAAGGGGATCTAGACCGAGCAGCGAGCCGAGGCGCGCCAGTTGAGAAACACAGTCGTTACGGACGGCAACTGCCGGATGTTTTTTTAATCCACCGGTACCACCGAGATCAGCCAGACCTAAGTTCTCAAGATCCTTGAGAGCAAGCGCGGCGATAACTTTTTCGGCGGTAATCATCAGGTGAAAGGAATTGCAGTAGGCAAGTAACAGAGGTGCATCTTCTAATTCGAACGTGCCGCGCTCGATCAGGATTTTGCTTTGCGTTTTCCAAAGTCCGATCGCCGTCTCGCTCAATAATTCTTTTGGGGGAGCAATTCGGGTCAGACTGCTTTTATTTTTGGTGGGTGAATTCTGTTTTCTTCCCCCACCAGCAGCCCTCATCGCTGTTCCCATTGATGACTCCAAATGTTAAAAATTATCGAAAAAAGATTTCTTATTTCGGACGTATAAAAATTTGACGAGGCTGGCGGTACGGTAGGGCAAGGGCTGCAGAGATTCGATCCCCCCCCTCCCATTGATGATATTGATTCTCATTTGATGTGATGATGCACCGTTTTGGTGCTCACATTGGTGATGTTGATAATCATTATCACTTGATTCGTTCGGTCGCAGTCTTCTTTCTATGGTGAGGCCAGCACAACAGTTCGAGGTTGGATGGGTCATCAGTGCCACCGTGAGCCTTAGCTCTGATGTGATCGACCGTTGTACCCGCCACCACCAGACCTTCACGCAGACACTGTTGGCACAGCCCTTTGTCTCTGGCCTTTATCAACGGCTTCAACTTATCCCAGTGAGTACCATAGCCACGCTCATGCCTGGTCTTACCCTGCTGGTGGTTCTCCCATCCTGTATTCTGATGCTCAGGACAATAACCAGTGCTGTGGATCGTGGTATTGCGGCACCCATGCTTACGGCAGGCGCGCGGTATTCTGGGTGGCATGATTAGATCCCGCATTTAAGTTTTATTTAATAAGTTTACTAAGAGATGTATGATTATTTTTAAATCAATTAGAAACATAGATAAGAGATATGATGATGTTATTAGTCGCAGCCAGAAAAGAATCTGATAATGCGAAACGCAACCTTATCAGAATGGAAGAATCTAAAAATTATGAAGAATTTGAAGAGCATTGGCGCAATTATCTAAATAGTATTGAGAAAATTTGGTCAAAAATTGAAGCTCAGTGCAATGACTCTACAAAAATACCGTCAAATTTCCATCCTTGGTTTGGACAACAAAAATCTCTTCGTCGTAAAGATATGCTTTTACGATATTTAAAACAGGCAAGAAATGCCGATAACCACTCAATTCAAGATGTTGCTGCTATTCAAAAAGCGCATAGTACCATCAATTTTGTTAAGCCTGGTCTTGGTATAATAAACAAACTTGTAATAGATAATGACCAAATCCAACATTACGAAGGTGACCCTATAGCTGTAAATCACTACCCTGAACAGATTATTACTGTAAAAGTAAAAAATAATGGTGATTGGTATAACCCGCCAACGTCACATTTAGGAGAAAAAATCGATTCACAAAACCCCTTAGAGATTGCCAAGCTCGGTATAATCTTTTATGAGAATTTAATTAACCAAGCTGAACTGAAGCTGAGTTAATTCAATTTTTTCCAATGAATAATCTCATCAAGACGTCCTTTGCATATCCGCAGCTCACGCTTCAAAGCCAATGCTATTGATGTGTGATGCTGTTGATTATTAGCCGGTCGTCAGTGACAACCTTTTGTAGCGCGGTGACCTTCTCGACTAACTTGTCGGCTCGTTCAGCGATTGAAATAAGAAACCCGACATCTGCGTCTGAAAATCCGCAGTCTCTGGCTGCATCAGTGAGCTGTCCACTGGTGGGAGTAACGGACATATCCCCAACTGAAGCGGAGAGACACTCGAAGCGCTTTTGCAGCCTGATATGGCCAGCGCGATAAGCAGCAATAGTGCCTTTTGCTTTGTTCTCAGCATCTGCTACCCCTTGTTGATATGCTTTTAATCCGGCTGATTGTGCAGCTTGAAGTTGACCCTCTTTCTCGTCAGCGCTCTTTTTAGCGGCTTTTTCTGCCTCAAGATCTGACTTATCACGCTTGGTCCACTTAAGGGACCATTCCGAATCTTTGCTGTCGCTACCCCACCAGTACCCGCCAGCTACGCAAATAGCAGCAACTATAAGTACAGCAATGAGTATCCCAATGGCTTTATTCATCCAGCCCCCAGCACGTCAGTTCGCTTTCTTGCGCGCGGCGCTCTATCTGCCCGTAACAGTTATTTGAGCGAATCCGGCAATCTTTCCCGCCGTCATGTATCCAGCGTTTGATCTCAGCGCAAGCACCTTTACGGTCGCCAGCATTGAGTTTTTTATAGAACGTAGCGGGGAAACATTTACTCGGGCCGATGTTATAGGGACAAAATGAAGCAATACCTGCAATCTGTGGTTCAGTCAGTGGCACCCGTACATTTTTCTTAACCCAGCTTATGGCCTTGTCAGCCTCCAGCTTATTCACTGCAGCGCATTTCTCCGCTGATAGCCTCATGCCTTTTACTACCGGCTTGCCATCAACTTGAGTCGCACCACGGCAAATGGTCCAGATATTCTTCCCATCGGGATAGGCCACCAGCCGGTTACCCTCTTTCTCATCCAAAAACTGGCTGAGAATGACTGATGCCGGTGCGCCAGCTAAAACCAATCCGAGAACAGCAGCGCTGAGTTTGGTTTTTATCGACGCCATTATTCACCGTCCGGTTTATAGCCGTGACGCCTGTCCCATATCTTGATGCCAGCATTAAGCAGGAATGTCAGGGCCATGAAGAATAACGAACCAAGAACACCAATCACCGTCCACTCATCAGGTGTGAAGCCAGCAATTAGCTCTTTAACCCAGAAAATAAAACTACCACCCGACACCAGGTAGGAAGCATTAGAAGCGATATTGCTCATTTTCATGATCTCCCCCTCCCGGTCAGCGGGTTGGGCGCGTAGTTAAGGAATTTAGCCCACCAGTGCAGCCACTCATGCGGAGTAATGTGTGTGGAGTTGATTGGGTGACTGATGGGCTAAAACGGATATCCCTCAACTACATGAGCGAGGGTTTAAGTGAATAACTCTTTTATTTCTTCAACAGTCTGATTAAATCGCTCTTCTTCAAGCTCTACCCCGATCCCTACTCTGCCCAGCTTTATAGCGGCCCTTATCGTCGTACCTGATCCCATAAAGAAATCAGCAACTACATCACCGGGTCTACTGCTAGACCTGATTATGTGCTCCATCATTTCAGCGGGCTTTTCACAAGGGTGCTTGCCGGGGTAGTACGGTACGGGAGGATAAGTCCAAACATCGGTATATGGCACATCAGCAGTGACTGCGAACGGTCGCCGCAATGATTCATACTCGAGGCTCAATTCTGAATACTGTCTATGCAATGTCTGATATTTTTCTACTAATTCATGATGCGGCTTATCCAGTAAACCCTGCAGATGCTTTTCAGCGGCAATCTGATCAAATAGCTTTTGTAATGCTGCGTATTGTTCGGCGTTCGGCAACTGCCATTGGCTTTCACTAAACCAATGACTAGACATCTGCCGACCGGTAGCCGCGTTAATTGCTTTCGCTGACACACCGAGCGAAGCCCGAGCCAGCCGAAAATAGTCGATTAGAGGCCGGAATACATTTTGTTTTAAGGCTGAGCATTTAGCAGCGTAGATGCTGCCTTTAGGCATTAATGGCCCAGAATAATGATCAGCGAAAATGATCCGCTCAGTGGCGGGGAAGTAAGAGCGTAAATCCTCTTTATGCATTCGGCGCCATGGGCCTGATGGCTTAGCCCAAACAATGTGGTTAAGCACGTTAAAGCGACCGCGGACCAGTATTTCAGTATCAGCCGCTAAGCGACTTCCGCAGAACATATACAGGCTACCGGCTGGTTTTAAGACTCGCCAAAACTCTGCTAATACTTCATCAAGCCACGATAAATATGCTGATTCGCTTCCCCACTGGTTATCCCATTTGCAGGCTTTAACCCTGAAGTAAGGGGGGTCCGTTGCAATCAGGTCAATAGAGTTATCGGGTAATGTTTTGATATAACGAAGGGAATCAGCATTGATTAATTTGTTACTGTTTAAATAAACAGTGTTTTTCATAGATCAGTCTACCGTTTTTTGGTAGGCTCAGATCGCTTTGTGCACACAAGCGGTGGGCCTTGGTTCGCCCGTGACCTTACAAACGGGTGAATGGCAGAGGTAGTGTTATCAGCACTCTTCTGCCGCCCATTCCACAAACAAAAAAAGCCCTGACTTATGTCGGGGCTTGTCATTTTGAAGCCGGTTACGGTTCCGGCGTCAACACCTACCAATGTGCTGACCGCATACCTTAGAAACGCAAAAACCCCGCCGAAGCGAGGTTTAAAATTGCTTAAGAACGAATTAACCCATTCTTAGAGTTAAATCTAGCCAAAAGCGGCAACTTTTGCAACTAGAACTTATCGAGTTATTTTTTTAAATATAGCCTCAACATGACTTTCTTCCTGATAACATTTAGTTAGCAGTGATTCATAAAATGGTTTCCACGTATAACGCCATGTTCTTTCAGGTAATTCGGGGAGCTTCTTCTTAACGGCAAAGTAGATGACTGATGGTTGAACCCGCTTGAATCCCCTCCCTTTGCATTTGGGGCATTCTTTAACTACGGGAATTCCGCGCAGTTTGCTTTCCTTCTCATCCAGAGTCTCACCCGTCCCCATGCAGCGGCAACGTGCAGGCAGAACCCCTTTCCCTTTGCATATTTTGCAAGAAACCTTAATGACCTCGACACCTTCATTTTTGACTTTCATTTCATTGTCATATAACCACCCAATGTTACCGGGCAAGCTATCAAGGTACTCTTGTCTATCTATAGCTTTCTGATTCCTAAACTCTTTCTTTTGACTAATCAGTCCTTCGCCGTTGCAACAATGACACGTCTGTTTTGTTTCTGCTGTCCGGCAAAATTCATTGAATGCAAGAAATGCAATTATCCGCAGGCACCCACCGAATTTAGCGCCGGAAGCTCTCTTTATGGCCCTTGGAGCCTTTTTAAGTGCGAATTGGGTCAACATCGCTATGGCTCGTTGTTTATCTTCTTCGCTATCTCCGTGCTTACCAAGATATAGAGCCATACCGAATTCAGACTTTGATTCAGCCATGCCCAGCGCTGCCATCACATCCGTACCCGTTATTTCATCTGACGCTGTAGCTCTGGAGGTATCTGTTATTGACATCCCTTTAGGGCCAAGGTGTTTTAATGCCGATTCAAGGATCATGATATTTTCTCCAGACTGTAATCGGTCCGCATACCGTTTACTGAATTCATAGTTTTTACTCCACACATTATGACCATCAGGCCATTGCCCCGATCGAGATAGACCGGTCCATAAAATGAAACCACAGCTCAATTTGGCTTCCATGCTCCGCTTCCCACACACGCATATCAGCATGCAGCGCGTCATGACAAATGCGGCATAGCGGAATTGTGAGAAGGTCATGTGCCTTAGTCCCCATACCACCCTGACCGTGACCGATGATGTGATGAGGGTCATCCGCTGAACTACCACACCCGCAGCACTGTTGGGATTTAACCCACTTGAGCCACTTCTTGTTCTCCCACCGATACCGCTTAGGGATGCGCATAAAACTGGCTGGTGGCTCATCATCAATTTTCAGCGCCAGCACCTTCTTAACCTGTTCCACTTTGGTTTCAATGATTTGGGTCGGGTTTGGCGTCCAAGTGATATCACTCTCCCTCGTCGGCCCTGACTTCATCGCTGCTGGCAGCATTCGCAAACTTGCTCGAGCAATTGAATCGGGTAGTAGATCGGAAACCTCGTTAACCACTGCCCACCAACACAACTCCGGCATAGTGAGCTGGTGGCCCTCCGGAAGCCGAAAATGACTGCATATTGCTGAGATTATCCAAGTGATGAGATTGCTGGTGGCCAGTTGGTCCAATCGGGGGAGTGTATGCTCTCTCAGCTTATTATCATGATGCCAACACAAACGAATAGAACGCTGGCCATAACGCAATGTTGTGAGATTTTGAACGTGGGTATCATCCGGATCATGCCATTGGCACTCTTTCAGTTGCTTAACCCATGCCTCCAGCACTCGTGGCCCACCAGCGGCATTAATAACGCGCTCATGCTCAAAAAATGGCAGCAAGCGCGGATCATTAGCCAGTTGCTGATCGATTGTTGGTAACCGCCCTGATGGAAGTGATTTAAATTCCTCCGGCTCAGTGGCCACCAGCAAGCGACTAGATAAATATGGCAACAGTTCAGCGCCCGGCTTCAGTATCACAACACCGAGTTCTTGCTGGATGAATGGGGTTAATAATGCCCTCATGCAGCACCTTTCTTAGCAAGATATTCAATCCACAAGCCACCAACCCAGCGGACGCCCTTTGGTGTAAATCTAGCTTGAGTGAAAGCATGGCTATTTATCTGATTGGTACCGGTTTTAACTTCAAACCGTCCAGCATCAATATGCTGTTGATGCGGTATCAACCCGCCTGATAACCGATACATAATGCGATTATCCATAAGAAAAAGCCTGAATTCCGGTTCCTTAGCACTCAACAACTTACAAACCTGACGGAATACCATTGAGCCAGTAGCCTTAACGTAGCGATCGACAAACTCAACTTTTGGCGCAGCAATAGAAAGCTGATTCTCAAGCTGTTGCTTTTCTTCTGCCAAATTAGCAGCCAAACGCAACGCTTCTGGCAAGGTTTGAGGGATCAGGTTCTGTTCCAGCTCTTGCCAGCGGTCAACCACTGCAGCGGTGAATTCAGGTGAGAGTCGGGCAACTAATACGAGTGAGTCGCGTTTATTAAACCGATACTCATAATATCGGTTGCCGTTATGCTCAAATTCGAACTGCGCCAACGGCGCGGTTAAAATGCCACCAGCACATAAGCGTTCTGCAGAGCGTTTCACATCTCCGTGCTTGCTGTTTACCAGTACAGCGATTTCGCGACTACTCATAGTCACAACAGAATGGGATAGTTTCATGCTGCCACCTCTTTACGCTCTACACACATTTCTGGGAGATTGGCTCTAACCAGAGCTTCAGCAAACGGCGGTGGCACCGCATTACCACAGCGGGCTACCTGTTTATCTTTAGCGTATTTAGTACCGGTGTAGTCACGGTCGATGATGTACCAGCTCGGGAATCCCTGCGCGGCGTATAGCTCATGGGGTTGCAACATGCGCATGCCGATATCGATGATCTGGTAATCAGTGCCCTCGACCGTTACCAGGCCGAACCGGTCATTAGTGGTAACTGTATGCAGGGGATCATTCAGGCTAACGCCCTCTTTCTCATTACCGTAATATTTCAGTAAAAAGGCGCGAACCTCCCCAAAATGATTTCCACCTGCAGTAACAGTTTGGAGCGGTTCTGTAACTTTTTGACCCGTATTTGTACCGCGCATCTTAATGAGACTTGAGGTCACTAGCGCATGGTGATCAGTAGTTGTGACCGTGTGCGCTGGTGCATCCATAGCAGCGCCAGCGCCGGTATAATTGCCACCAAAGTGCTTAGCCAAAAACGCGGTGCATAACTGACTTTTACCACCGCCGCCTGCAGTGATCGTGCCGTTTGGCTCATCGATGGCGTGACCGATGCTATTGCCAAATTGACGAGCAATGATCGGAGCCAGTTTTGCTTCAACCATTCCCAGCGCATGACCATTACCACCCGGGCGAGCAGAACTACCGGCGGTAATTGTTGGCAGCGGTTCGTCGCATTCCTGCCCTGTGGCGCCAGAGCGGAATTTAGTGATATGAGGGGTCACAACCGCATAACCATGAGTTTTAGTAATAGTCTGCAATGGCTGATCCAGCGCCTGCCCTCGGAAACAGTCATAGGTAGTTTTACTGCTGGTGTGGTTGCATTTCACGATAAACGGCGTGGGGTTATCGATAACAAAGCGCTGAATGCCACGCGCAATACGTTTCAGTGTGTTCTCTGCCAGCGGTTTCTTGCGCTCGAAGATACTCGGGCAAGGGATTGACCAATCAATACACTCGGCGGCGGTGCGCCACGGTTTACGGTGGCCGCTTTGAACATCCAACGACTTAGGATCGCCGTGAGTCGGCTCAGGCCACACCACTGTCAAACCATCACAACGCATCACCATAAAAAAGCGCTTTCTGATGGTCGGCGCACCATAATCACTGGCCCGAAGCTCTCTATGATCCACGACGTACCCCAGACCAGACACCAGCTGTTTAGCCTCAGCACCCTTGATATCAAGCCCTAAAACCTCACAGCACTCCTGTAGCGCTGGGTGCGCAGCAGCAATGCCGGTGGTCAGCATCGCTACAAATGCGGAGAATGTCTCACCCGCGCGGACGGGATCAGGGTGTTCTGTACCATCTTCGGCAGTAATTAGCGGCCCCCACGTTTTAAACTCTTCGACATTTTCCAGCATCACGACTCGAGGCTTTTTCGCCAATGCCCAACGAATAACCACCCACGCCAGCCCCCGGATCTCTTTTTTAACTGGCTTGCTGCCTTTGGCTTTGCTGAAATGGCGACAATCAGGACTGAACCAGGCCAACCCGACAGGTCGGCCGGCAGTCGCGGCTACTGGGTCAATATCAAATACCGACTCACAGTAATGCAGGGTGTCGGGGTGATTGGTGGTGTGCATGGCGATAGCATTCGGGTCATGATTGATTGCAATATCAACACTGCGTCCGGTTGCCATTTCGATCCCGGTAGAAGCACCACCGCCACCGGCAAAATTATCTACGATGATCTCTTTCATACTGTTGCTCCCATAGCGGCGGTAAGTGTTGTGGCGGCGGCAATAATGGCATCAGACGGAATACCGTCTAACTTCATACGGTTGATATTGCCTAAGATTTTATGTTGCAGATCGGTAGGTAATTCAGCGGCACCTGGTACCTTGCCAAAATACAGATTTACTTCGACGGGCCAGACAGTGTTACCAGTTTCCGGTACCGGAATAATTTCAGAAATATTTTGTGGCTGGCTTTGTGGTGCAAGGCGCTCGGCCTCTCTGCGGATCTGCGCTAAGAATGCCCCTCCAATAGCCATAAGCTGATCCAGCGAGACATAACTCATTGCTGGCCCGCACCACGACTTATCAAATACCGCTATCGCACCCGCGAAGAATGCACCACTCGGAACCTGTTTATCATCTGCCGGAATAAACCAGTGTGGGAGATCGAAACCAATGCGACCACGAATGAAAACCAGATGATCCGCTTGTTCAGGCCACCAGCTCTCTGACGTGGCGACTTTGATCAGGAAAACATAACGCCCCCCGGCCTCACGCATTGCCGCTGTGTGCTGCATGATGTGGGTCATACCGGTGATGTATTCACCTTCATGCTGTTTAGCGCGGGAGTATGGCGGGTTGCCGAACGCCGCACCTTTAAGCGCTTCCACTCGCTTAGCCCAGTTCTGTGCCAACGCATTATCTTCAGCCGTGTAGTAGTCAGGGCATTTACTGTTTTCACCGTCGCTGAACAGATCCAGAACCAGTGGGCCAAACATCTGGTTAATGCCCCAAAACAACGCATCGGGAGTACGCCACTGATCGCCAACTTCTTTCAGCAAATGAGATTCAGCCGACTTAAGCGCCGCCAATGATTGGACATATTCGGTATTGGAGAAATCAATCATGAACTGCCTCCCCACTCACACGCTGGCTGCATTCTTTCCAGATGGCGTTCCACTTATTGACGCCAAAACCATTACCCATACCGCGCAAACCAAGTTTACTGGCCTCGTTGCTGACCATGGTTTCAAGTGGGGTTGGGTTACGAACAGGTAAGCCTGAACCAATGAAACGCTTATAGGCTTTATCGCGCAGAGTGGTATCGCCAGTCAGTAATTCCCCGCTCGCCTTAACCCATTTGCCATCCTTGCGGACTGGGCGTCCGTGTGCATGCCAGCGGCTGGCACCTTCAAGGTAGCCAGGGAATTTAGTTGGCTGGAAAAGTGTTGTCGGGCGCAGGTATTCAGCCATATCCAGATCTGCGGCCCACTTAGCGTGCAGGTAATCAACCGTGAGTTTCAGCTCTGCAACGGTGAATTGCTCTTTCAGTCGGGCGCGGATGTTCTCCAGCGATGATTTGCTGGTCTGGTACCGAGTGCCGATGGTTTGGTTCAGATGTTTTAAAACGTCTTTGGCCTGATCAGTAATTTCAACTTCGGGGTCGGTCGCCATCGGCGGCTGACAAGTAGGTTTTATACTTGATGGATCTGGTGTTGAATTTACTGACGGATCGCCCCCAGATTCTGGCGGGTCAAAAGTGCCATTTCTGCCAGATTCCGACCCGTCGAATTTTGAGCCGTCAGATTTTGACCCGTCAGATTTTGAGGTGTCGGATTCTGACGCATGAGCAGCAGCCTTAAGTTTGGCAACATTCAACTGATAAACATTACTGGCATTGCGGTTACCCGCACGGCGGGCTTTCTTGCTTAACCAGCCATCGGTTTCCAATTCAGCCAGCGCGGTACGGACGGTGCTCTCGCCTGCCCCAATCTGCCGGGCAATCGTCGTCACTGACGGCCAGCACACCCCCTCATCATTAGAAAAATCAGCAAGACGGGCCATAATGGCCACCTTCGATATCTTCATACCCGCAGCCGCGCAGCCGTCCCAAACAAAACTTGATAGCTTTACGCTCATACATCCACCTGCCTGAACTCTTTCCTAAAATGCCGAATGGGCACTGAACACTCATGCGCATAATCATCACGGCGAAAAATTACCTGCCCCGTAGTGCTGTCGTAGCCAACCACATGAACCCGCACGCCGCGCCGATCGTGGTAATACCGATCAAGCAGTTGGATAGGGTTAGTGGTGCCAGAACCGGGATTCGTCATACCCGCCCCCACTTACGGCAGACCACACCCACAATCCCACTCACCCTGCTGTGGTTGCACGGTTTCCACTGGCCCCTTATCATTCGTTCATACCGGAACGGATTTAACCCAACACAACGCAGTTGCGGGATGAATCGTTTAGCCGCTACAATGTTCATGCGTTAATTACTCCACACGTTTAGTTAATGCACCCGACGCCTCAGTGCCGCACACTGGGGCGTCACCCCATAACATCACCGTCACCGCCACAATCTCTGCAATAATCGACTGCGCTTTATAACCCTTGGCTTTCAGCCGCTTAGTCTCATCACGATCTAAAACGCCATCAGCGGTAAACTGATTGTGAGCACGACCAAAATCACCCAGCGCCATCAGCAGATCGTTAAACTTGATCAGCAGCTCATCATTGCCAACGTCATTCACTTCCGGCAGCTTCACGAACACACCACCAGCACGCTTACACATGGCCTCTGTGATATCAGAACGGCCCGAAATTGATTCCATCTCGACCGCCATGCCCAGCGGCACAAACTGCCCTGCTAACTGGCGAACGCGGTTACGTAATGCATTCTCAGTACCGGACAGCGGACATAACTGTTTAGCCATAGCGTCATACTTGCCCGGTGTCTGGGTGATCAGCTGGTGTATCGCGTCACTAATATCCGGCTGAGTTGGAAAGTCTTTGTTATCCACAATGTTTCTCTCTCTTTGGTGGTGATGCCGATTAAATAAATTGGTTAAGCTGCATCCGTCTGCGGCATACCATCACGAGGATTTGGATAGATATCTGGGCGTAGTTCATGGGGTGTTACTACCCACTTCCCCATTGCGCATAGTTGAATTACCCGATCCGCTGGCACCTGGTCATTGATAATCCAATTAGCGACAGACTGAACAGATTTGAACTCGAAAGCCCGAGAGACGCGGGACAATGAGCCAACGGCTCTGATCGCCCGGTCAGTGGTGTTTTTGCATTTATTGGACATTATGCCCTCCTATAGTTTCTACAAAAGGGATAATGCTACTTAAAGTAGCTAAAATCAACAACCAAAAATAGAAATGACTAATATTAGTAGCGGTTGTACTCTTCTACTCATGGTAGAAAATGAAATTAAATATGATGATTTTGCGGCTCGTTTGAACGCACTGATGAGCAAGCATGAAATCAGCGTCAGTAACCTGGCAAAGCTAAGTGGTGTCTCTTATGAGATGGCGCGGCGCTATACCTTGGGTACAGCAAAACCGCGAGATGAGAAGATGCTGAAGATTGCGGATCACTTAAACGTTTCTCCAGCGTATCTAGATTACGGAACCGCTACTGGGGGAGATGTTGAAGTTGACTCGAAAGTTGTAAAATTAAGGCAACTTGAGGTTTTCGCCTCAGCTGGCCATGGCTATATCAACAACGAATTTCCAGCCGTGATTAGCTCGATTGAAATACCCAAAGATAAAATATATGAACTATTTGGGCGTAAGTCATTGGATGGTATACATTTAATGAATGTTGATGGCGATAGCATGATGCCAACACTTCACCCGCGCGACCTGCTGTTTATTGACACAAAGATAGATCACTTCAATGGTGATGGTGTTTATGTGTTCAATTTCGAAGACTCAACATTCGTCAAGCGACTGCAAAAGGTGAAAGGGAGACGATTATCAGTTCTTTCTGATAACGATAAATACCCACCATTCTTCATTGAAGCCAATGAAATGAATGAGCTTTATTTTTTCGGTAAACTTATAAAGCACTTGCCTCTCAAATTTAACGACTTCTCTTAGAATTACTCCCTTTCTAATAAACACCGACTTATGTCGGTTTTTTTATGCCTAAAAATCAGATAGTAAGCATATTTTCATTGATAACTTCCATCATTTCTACTTTTTGTAGTTGATTTTAGCTACTTTAAGTAGCATGATTTAATCCATCAACAGCGAACAGGCAGGACGCCCACGTAGTAGCTGCCGGTGGCATAGAAACACCGGATGATTCGCTTAGTAGGGTTAACAGTGTGGAGTAATAAGCATGAGTGCAGAGCGCGAACCGTACATTTACGCAGGTGATTTAAATGCTGAGGAACTCTTAGCTTGGCTGGAGCATCGACTCTATGTCGTTAAGTGCTTTGTAAAACAAAAGGCTGCGATGGACAGTGATTTGATATCAGCAGCCTCATGGGGTAGAGAGGTTAGCGGATGTTTTGAGCAAGGTGTTTTACTTGGAGTTCGTACTTCTCAGGAGTCCACCCTTCCAACAGAGGTTTGTTTGGTTCAAAAACAAATTTCTGAGCTTCGATATTTTTTAAAAAACTTTGGGCTTCAGCTGAAAGGTTTTCAGGTCGAAGATCCTCAAGAAGCACAAACAGGCAATCCTCGTAGCATAGATCTCTAATGACCTGTGGGAGCCACTTAGTTTTAAGGAAAATTTTATGATGAAGGGCAGCGGAACCAGAGAGTTTTTCAAATGGTAGAGAATATTTATCTCTGTGTTCCTGGAGGACCAACTCCAGCATAAGAATCAAATAAGCATGGTTTCTAGCAATTAAAACATCACTTCGACCGAGTTGCTCTTTTTCGAAAAAATATGAATGTGGCACGTTGTACTTACTGCAGATATCAGAAGAAATTTCATTCCACAGATTTGCGTAGGTATTCATATAGCGTCCTTTCTTGGTGGTGTGAGAACTCCCAAGATACCACCGCCGCCTGAGGTGGAGAAGTAACCAGGCTCACAATCGCATGAGCATTACACCGGATATGTGTCATAGCAGCCTCTGATGCAAGTTACCGACAAGGTAGTTAGGTCGGAAAACCGCGTTCAAGCCAAGCAGCTCAAGGTGGTCAAATGTAGTGCTCAGTCGATTGTGGTTTGCCAAAGAGCTAGCCTGTGCAATTGCAGCAGCCGGAAATAAGCGCCGGAAATCACATCCTTGTTCCATTGCTGTGCTGTGTCTTTAGCGGCTGCGCCTGCCAACACCAGATTGGGCCAGCCGCCCTTTTCACACAGAGAAGTGCTCCGGGCGGGTTATCCCTTTAAACCCGTACAGTATAAAGCCCCCGGATCGGAGTACTTCTCTGTGTGTGGAGTAACTAAATAACAATTATCGGTGCGGTGATAATTGCTTATAAACCTATGTGGAGTAATTAACGTGAAACAAGCCCAATTAAAAAATGCAATTATTTTTAAGGCAACGCTGCCTGAAGCTGAATTACTTTCAGTTCACTTAAATGAAGTTCTGTTTACTGCCATTGCTGAGAATGAAAAGAGCCGAGTTGGTTTCATTTCAAATATTATCACTGGTGAATTAGTTACACCGTTTAATGGCGGGTTATCTGTTTCACTACGCATTGATGAAAAGATAATGCCATCTCATGTTATCAATAAAGAAGTAAACGAACGTGCTGCTGTTATCGAGTCACAAACAGGTAAAAAACTTAAACGAGCAGAGCGAAATGCCGTCAAAGATATCGTTATCTCTGAGTTATGCAAAAAAGCATTTGTTAAAACCACTATCATTAATGCCTATTATAATATCGAACATGCTTTTTTAATTGTTGCGACTGGTAGTAAGCCTTTCGCCTCCTTGTTTGTTTCCTACCTCGTCAAGGCGGTAGGCTCCATCAAGACTGAAACTATTCACATTAGTGATATCAAACATGGCCTCACCACTCGATTGAAAAGATTTACTAGCGACGATAAAGATGCTTTTGATGGTTTCTATATTGGCGACTTTGTTCAGTTATCACGTAAAGGTGAGCAAAACGAAGTTATTAAATATGCCGCAGAAATTGACACAATAAAATCTGAACTTGCTGATAATTTAAATGATGGATTCATTGTTGACCAAATGTGTTTATGTACTGGTGACCTTTCATTTCTATTAACTGAAAACTTCCATTTCAAGCGCATTAATACTCGTGATGATGTTGAATACGATGATGAGGATGATATTCCCTATCGTTGGAGACATGAAGCAGCAGTGCTTACTATTTTCTTGACGGATGTTATTAACCGGCTGTGTGTTTTATTGAGTTATAAGCCTGTCGAAAAAGAATAGTTAATCAATGAATTATAAATTGCCCATTAATTGGGTGATTGGATAACTGTTACCTAAATTCAGGCTGAGGGTTATTTCATGAATCCGATTCAATTTATCAGCAAGAACATTACACAGCAGCTTATGGATGAGGGCTATTCCTTACCGGTGGCTCAGGGGGGGGCAAATGAAGCGGTTGATCTGTATCGCCGCGCTTCTCAGCCAACTACTCGCAGTCGCGGCATTTACGACGACTGCCTAAAGGTAGCCCTCAATTACGCAAAAATGAGCGGTGAAAAGGCTAAGCCAATAAAAACCGCCAAAAAGAAGAAAGCATAAACCAATACCGGCACGTGCGGGTGTCATCAACAGTGGAGTAAATTTAAATGTCATGCATAAAAACATATCCGGATTTGCTGCATTTTGATTATGCAGATCCAAAAGAAAGCAGCATTAGTATTAATGATATTGCGCAAGCGCTATCTAATGAATGCCGGTTCGCTGGCCATATCCCCTATTTCTATTCTGTTGCTCAGCATTCATGGTTAGTCAGTCAGCTAGTTAGCCCTGAATATGCACTGGAGGCGCTACTGCACGATGCAACAGAAGCGTACTGCAAAGATATTCCCTCCCCTTTAAAGCGCTTACTGCCAGATTACAAAAGCATTGAGTGCCGTATTGATTTAGTTGTCCGGAGTAAGTTTGGTTTACCCGCTGAGATGTCACCAGAGGTTCATCACTTCGATCTGGTGATGTTGGCTACCGAGCGTCTAGAGCTGGATATAGATGACGGCGAAGTTTGGCCGATGCTAGCGGGCATTCCACCTGCCGATATCGCAATTTGCCCCATGTCTCCTAGCCATGCTCGAGTTATTTTCTTGGCGCGATTCAATGAACTGACTACGGCTAACCAATCATGATGTACGGCCTGTTTCTACTCGTCTGCTACACATTCCAGCCGTGCCAGTACGAGCCGCAAGGCTACGTCTATCCGGATGATAAGAACTGTATAGCCGACATCCAGCAACAAGGTCTGCCACCTGAATATGAATGCCTGCCAGTTGATGGCGTTCTCTATGCGAGGAAACAGTGATGAAACCAGATAACGACATCTTCAAATGCGAGTGCGGCTTTACGTGGAAGCGCGGTTTTAGTGGCGCTCACTCTTGCGAACCACAGTACAGGGCAACTATCGCCAGCCTTAAAACTGATCTTGATGCGGCACTCAATACTTGTTCACTGATCGCCGAGGTTTTGGGGATTACCGGCTCTGTTGCGGGTGACACCATTGCTCGGGTGCAGCGGTTGGTTGGCGAGAATACGGCGCTTACCGATAAAGCCGCCAGTGAGTTATCAAATGCATGGTTACTGCATCGCACCATGATGGGTGCACAAGCGGCTCTTTTCTGCATTACTCAAGGGAATTTAGGTCAAGCAAGGGAGTGGCTTGAGGGTACTACTGACGAGGCTCAGTTGGAAATTCCAGACGGAATGGAGGTGAATGGCTTGCAAGGCTGGTTTGATGAAAACATGGCTGGTCATATAACTCACGCCCAAGCATTAGAAATAATCAAAGCTGAAATGAGCGCCACCACTCAGGCTCTTAACGAGACAAAGGCTCAGGGTGTTGATGAATTGGCGGAAGCATTTAAATCGTGGGCAGATGACAGTGATGGTGATTACGAGGCCGAACGGCATTGGGCTGTAGCTAGCAAAGAAGCATTGAGTTTCGCCGCCAGCCTGAGGGGTGAACAGAATGCCTGATAAAATCCAATATATCTGCCGAACTGAGGGGTGGGTATTCCCTGATAATGCAGAAGATATTGACCCAGCATATAGCAGTGATGGTGGTTACGAGTTTTTAGCCGGGATCGCCGCCGAAGATTTCTGGGAGCGCTTCGATGGCTGGGAATCAAACTGGCCACTCAGCTTTGAGATTTTCATTGATGGGGTTAGCGTTGGGCATTTCTCTGTAGATATGGAACAACAACCTACATTTTCAGCGACAAAAATTGCAGGAGTAGCAGTTGATGAATAAAACCATCCTCGACATGTGCTGCGGCTCCCGTATGTTCTGGTTTGACCGTGCCGATCCGCGCGCTGTATTCGTCGATATTCGTGTCGAGAGCCACATCCTATGTGATGGACGGAAACTGGAGATAGCACCAGACCTGGTTGCTGATTTTCGCCAGTTGCCATTTGCGGATAATACTTTCCAGATCGTCGTATTCGACCCGCCTCACCTTACCCATTGTGGGCCAGAGGGTTGGCAGGGTAAGAAATACGGCATCCTCAGTAAGTCATGGAAAGACGACCTGAACAAAGGCTTTGCTGAGGCGTTCCGCGTACTTCGGGCCGGTGGGGTGCTGATATTCAAATGGAATGAAGTACACATCCCTACCCGAGACATTATCAAGCTGTCGCCAGTACCGCCCATATTTGGGCACCCATCAGGTAAACGGGCCAATACCAACTGGGTATGCTTTCAAAAACCAGGTGAAGATTTGATAGCTCAACTGGCAGCAGCAGAAGCACAGATAAAAGATATGAAAGAGGTTCTGTACGGGATTCATAACACAGCTATCGACCCCTGCGGTTCACGAGCTGGAATAGCAATTGCTGCAAAGCGAGCAGTACAGGGAGATGCGTATGCCGAGTAAAAATAAGCGGGAATATCCAACGGAGATAACTGACGAGCAACTCCGGTACCTGATTACCGCCTTCGAAAATAATATGGCGGAGTTTTACCCGGTTGGTCGCGAGGCAGAGATAGCACGACAACTGCTATCCCTGCGTGAGCAACTTGCAGAGTTGAAAGCGCTGGAGCCGGTGGCTGAGGTTGTATCAAAATTCGGCGATCCAGAAGCGTTCGGTGAGCGAGAAATTGAGGTACTGATTGATTTGCGCAGCATCCCATATGGAGCACGACTATTCACAGCAGCCAAACCCGAAGCATTACCACGGCATATTTTCTCAATGCTGGTAAATGAATTGCGCGACGTTCCAGCGATCGGCTGTAAGCGGGAATTAATTATTAGTGTATTAAATCGTCATGGTGTTATCGCTGAGCCAGTACAGTGTGATCCACCAGCAACAGAATGATTTTTGTCACGGCCTGTGTGCGGCGGGCCTTTAAATAAACAGTGTGGGGGAGTCATCATGTTTAAAAGTGGAAAATTGATGAAAGCAAGCGCATGGGGCCAGCGTGAGTTTGAAGAGGGTTCTGTTCCAGATAATAGAACTATTAAGCGCTGGATTGAGATTGGAAAACTGAAAGGAAAAATTATTGATGGGGGTATCTGGGTTAATTCCTCAGAACGTTGGGGAGTTGAAACAGCAATCTCATCACTTGTTCATCAAATGATTACTGAGGCGTAAATCATGGCAGCCCGTCCCCGGCAGCGAGTAAACAGGCATTTACCAGACCAACTGTATTTTGATAAATCTACGGGTGTTTATCGTTTTACCCTGGTTACCGGCAAGAGAAAATCTCTCGGCACTGATCGTGCTATTGCCATCGCTGTTGCGCGCGAATACAACAATCAAATGCGCCCAGAAAAAACGGTTTCTATCCATTCACTGATCCGGGAATCTGGCGGCAATAATGGCGAAGCACGCCCATTCTCAGAGCATGTTGATAAAATATTAGCCCGTGCAATTATCGATGAAAAACCAGCAGCAGCGACCAAGGCCGACTGGGAAAGCGACAAAGTGAGAGTTAAAGAATATTTTTCCAATATTGCCACTTGCGATATCGACCTTGAGCACGTAAATGGATTCATCCAACACTATCATGCTGATGCATCAGCAAATGTTCAGAACCGCAAAGCCAGCTTTCTAAAAAAACTATTCAGCTATGCAGTCGATGAATCACTGATGATGGATAATCCGGCCGCGCGTAAAAAAATGCGGCGAACAGATAGCAAAATAAGACGCCGATTATCAATTGAAGATTTTATTAAAATTCGTAATGCTGCTGATCGATGGTTGAGAACGGCAATGGATCTGGCAATTCAAACTGCCCAGGCACGATTAGAAGTATCACGTATTCGTTACAATATCAGCCAACCCAAAGAAGGTGTTTGTGGCTGTAAAATGTATGACGAGCCAGTAAACGGGATTTATGGGATGCTTTACATTCATCGTCAAAAGGTTCAGCACAAAGAAGCATCTCATGTGGCCATACCCATAGGCAATGTCCTCAAAGCTATCATTGATGAAAGCCGGGATAACATCGCCAGTCCATATGTTGTCCATCGCTTACCACTCAATCGTAGCAATCCCACCAGCAAAGAAGTACGCCACCCAACCCAGGTGGCACCTGATTATTTGAGTCGGGCATTTTCTACGCTACGTGATCAAGTGGGTGTAGGTTCTAAATTGCCCTTTGAGCAACGCCCAACATTTCATGAGATCCGCGCCCTCGCCGCCCACATGTTTAAAATACAAGGCATGGATCCGCAAGCTCGCATGGCTCATAGCGATGCTAAATCAACGCAGATTTATACAGAGAATCATGTAGCATGGGTTACAGTACCACATGCAGAAATTACAGTTAGGTGAATTATATGACAATAGCAGATTATAAAGCGCTCTTAGAAATTATAAAATCTACAGATTCAAGTATTTGGGTAGCGTTACTTTTATTTTTATTGATACCGACATTTTCAGTTTTACTTATCTTTGTAAAAGGCTATTCAGTCAAATATTCTGAAATACAAGCTATAACTAATAATTTTATAACATTAAAAAAACAATTAGTTGAAAACACAGAGATAGTAAAAAGTATAGAATCGAGATTTACACATAAGCTATGGATTAATCAGCAAGTTTGGTTAAAAAAACAAGAAATTTATGAAGATATTTTTTTATGCTTATACCATATAAAAAATTACATTAGTGAGAATGTTAAAACTATCGATAAAGCATACTACTTTAGTTCCTTTCAGGACCCAGGGTTTCCTGAAGACTACCTCACCAAAAGTGCATTGAAACAAATGGAAGATGCTTGGAAAGAAGAAAAGGCCATTTATGATAAAAGACCAGATATTGAAGAGGAAATAGAGAATTTTAATATTTTAAAAATTAATCACCTTAAGTCATTGAAAATAGTGCTAGAAAAAATGCAAGTTAAGTCTATTTTTATTGACAAAGATGTTTTTAAAGAATTATCAATAATTTTAAATAGATTGAATCAAGAAAAAGAAGAATCGTCTCTAGAGTACTATGAATATATTGAAGAAGACACTGACAGAGCCATAGATAGAATTAAAGGGATATGTGCTAAAGAGTTACAACTTTTAAACGATGATTAA